TTATGATAAAGACGTTGCTGTTGATAGTGTTACAGTGTCGGCTAAGATCATGGACGATAGATCCTTACTGTCTAAGTTTGGTGAAGAGAAAGTTGTTAATGCCTGCCTTGATGAGATAAAAGATATACCACCAAAGGCGGAGAACTTTCTGGATTACTCAGACATTATAATTAAGTCGTATAGAAAATCCTATACTGCTGCAGAAGCTTTAAAGACTGCAGAGAAAATTAAACTAGGAGAGGATGCAAGTTCACAGGTTGATATACTTAGTGAGAAGGTTCAGCAGGTTGAGAGATCATCTTCAAGACCCTTCTCCTCCTTCCTAGAGATTGCAAGGGAAGAGATCGAAGAGATATCAAAACGTAATGACAAGGGTGAGGTTAGTATGAGTGAGTTGTTTGTGCCAACCCCATTCGCCAGCCTGAATAACTTTATATACGGGTTCAGATACGGATCACTCTCCCTCTTGGGGGCACGCCCCGCAATGGGTAAGACCACATTTGCAGTAGCACTTGCGGCTGATGCGGCACGAAGAGGTATTAAAACCCTGTTCATTTCAATCGAGATGAGCAAGACAGAGATAGCACAGAAGTTTATTAGTCATGCATCTGGTATACACTTCAATAAAATACTAGAAGGATATACCTTTGAAGAGCAGGACTGGACACACATGGCAGAGACATTAGGTCAGGAGAATGAGGCTTGGTCTAAGAATCTTTCTATTGATGACACATCTGAGACTACAGTAGATGTAATGAGGTCAATTAATTGGGGGATTAATGAGGGATATAAGTTTATAATAGTTGACCACCTCCATGAACTCGCCTTCGATGATAGACGATCACACATTTCATTGACTGAAGCAATGGGTGATTTCGTTAAACGTCTCAGGAATACAGCTCAACGTAACAACATAGCACTGCTTGCTCTCTGCCAACTTAACAGAGAGGTCGAGAAGAGATCAGCTAAGATCCCTATAGCAAGTGATCTTGGAGAGAGTGGTACTCTTGAGAGGGTAGCACACAATATTATATTCTTATACAGACAAGAACAACACAAAGGTGAAGTCGATGTTGTCGTAGCTAAGGCAAGAGGTGGTCAGACAGGTATCACTACCCTTGATTTTGATGGCGGCACTAACCAAGTTAATGATCAGAAAGGAAATTATGGAATTTAATAGAAAAGAATTACCCAATAGGAGATGTGGGTTTACACAGAAATCTAGGATCGGAGGACATAAAGTGTACCTACGTACTGGAGAATATGAGGATGGAACCTTAGGAGAAATCTTTATAGACATGCATAAAGAAGGTGCGGCATTCAGGTGTCTCATGAATAACTTTGCGATTGCAGTCTCATTGGGACTACAACATGGCACTCCATTGGAGGAGTACACAGATGCATTTACATTTACAAAGTTTGATCCATCAGGTGTGGTTCAGGGTAGTGAGTGTATCAAGATGAGTTCATCTATCGTTGACTATATCTTTAGAGAGTTGGCGATTTATTATTTAGGAAGGGATGACCTTGCACATGTACCACCTGCTGAGATCCCAAAGGTAGTAGTTAAAGAACTTGATGTCCCCGAAGAAACCCACAGATTTTTAGGGAACCCAGTCAAGGCAGAAGAATATGTGCCACCTTCTGAGTCTTGGGGTAAGCTTGTAGATGAAGCAAAGACTAAGGGCTATGAGGGTGATGCATGTACATCATGTAATCAATTCACCCTGGTCAGGAATGGTTCGTGTCTCAAGTGCAACTCATGTGGAGAAACATCTGGCTGTTCATAGTAAAGTTTCACTTGACTTGTAAAATAAAAATGATATAATAATTATTATTTATTATTTATTTATTTATTATTTATTATATTTAATTAAAAAAGAAAGAAAAAATATCATGCAAGAGTTCAGTCTGGAAAGTTTCCCCAGAAATTTAAGGGATACCATGCATAAGGTGGGCATTACTAGCACAGCATTTGCTAAAGAGGTGGGTGTTACTAGGATGAGTGTCTATAACTGGAGGTCTGGACGAACAGATCCTACATTAATCAGGCTGTTTCAGATAGCATCAATCTTAAAGACTGATGTTGGACAGCTACTTATTATAAACGATAAACAACCTAAACTTAAATAAAGGAATACAATGGCTAATTATAATAGAACAATTATTTCAGGCAACTTAGGTAACGATCCTAAAGTAGCAGACGATTTAAGCTGGACACATGCAAGCATTGCAACAAGCAACTCATGGAAGGATAAGAAAACAGATGAGTGGATGGAGAAGACACAGTGGCACAGAGTTATGGCATATGGATATGCAGCAGAGAAACTCGCAAAGTGTGTCAAGGGAGAGAATGTATTAATAGAGGGTAGTCTCGATTACTTCGAACCCAAAGAAGAAGGTGGTGAGAAGTCTGCATATATAAAAGCAGATAAGATTTATACTTCACCTAAACCTAAATCTGAAAACATAACAGTGGAACATGATGACATTCCTTTCCCCTAAGAAAACTAAACCAATAACTATACGCCTACCTGTCGAGATGCTTGAAGAGTATAAGAAGAAAGCTGAGGAGGCAGGCGTTGCTACATCTAAACTATTAGCTGATGATTGTGTCTCATGGTGGAAGACTGCAAAGCACATGGAGGTGCAGCAACCTGAAGTTAAAGAAATTGAAGGTAGGAAATGGGTTAAGGTAGATGGTGAAGAGGTGCACTTAACTGATCCATATTCCTATAAGCCTCACATTTTTTTAGACAACGAATAAATTTATTGGGGACGCACTCACAATTTTCTACACTCCTTGGCAGGTAAAAGACACCTCTGTACCAGACCACCAGTTAAATTGGTTGAGTGCTTCTCAAGGTAATAGAAATTTGCTGGCAAGCAAACGAATCAGGAGGCCCTCACGTATACAACTACGTGTCTTCGCCAGACTATTCTACCATTATATTTTCACAATTTAATAATGATAGGACTGGATAGGGTAAGTATTTTTTAAACATTGCGTAACTGTGAAGCATCTAAAGAGTGTAGACAATCTTAATGTTGCGGTTGCTTGCCACCTCCCCCAACGAGGGTATACTTGAGTACCTGTTGCCCTCGTTCCTCACTACACAGAACGATCTGAGTATCTAAATTATCTAAAGGCAGGAGTTTTTACTACCTTACTAATAAGAATGTTCCTCAACTGGTATAATCTATCCATCATCACTGCCTTCTCATCAGCCCCCATATCCTTATCGTTTTTTATTTCCTTAATACGAGTGTTAAAATCATTAACACTTCTTGCCTTCTTCCTCATAAACGCACTAAACTTTAGAAGATCTTTATCCCTTTCATATAATTCCTTAGCCTTATCCCAGTCTTTAAGTTTTCTTGCAAAGTTTAAATCTTGTACTGCCTGCTCCATTTCCTTAAGTCTCTTATAAAAAACAGTGCCAGCTTTAGTGTTTCTAATTGGCGAACTCTTAAACAATCTTCTAGCCATAGGATAATCTAACAACTTACGAGCTGGTCTCTCAGGAAAATCTCCAACAGCTCTTGTCAACATATCGGCAAGACCCAGAGCCATCTCTCCACCCCAACTAAAGTAACCATTAATTAAATGCTCCAGTTGAAAAGGCGAAAGCTTTAGCTTATCTATAGGTGAGTACTCAAGTATCTGAGATGCAAGTATTGATGTCTCGGATGTGTACTGACCATACCTTAAACTTGGAGACCTTCCTTGGCTACCCATAGGTTCTATAGGTCTGTCAAAAAATAAGTTTTTATTTATTCCTAATTCTAAAAGCGGCTTAATTGCTTGTGGTAAGGGGACAATACCAAACTCCCTAGATACAATCGCCTTCACTCCACCTAGTAATGCCTTACTATACTCAGGATTTTCTTCTTCAGAAAGCTTGAGTGCCCTCCAACCAAGGTTCCCTATCATAGAGAATTCATGTGGCTTCGGTAATTTAAAAATAGTATCAGTCCCTGGAATCTTTAACCACCAATAAGTATCTCTATCCCAATCAGGTCTAGCTTGATACTCCTCATCATCTTCAAATAACATTTCTTCATACAAAGAAGCAAGCATAACCAACCCTGCTACTATAGCAACTGGCTTTGGATTATTTATTACTGCTCTTCCTAATTTATACTTACCCTGTAACATTGCATTTGCGAATGGTGTAAGCGATGTCACCAGCTTAACCCAGTCAGCACCTCCGTGAAGAGTGAAGTCCATTAAGTCTCGTGACTCAAAGGCTGCTTCGGTCTGACTCTTCCCCTTCTCTATCAGTGACTTGAATAATCCTGCCCTGTTTGCATTCTCCAGTTTGTCACCAACCCTAGTATACCAGTCCCAAACACCACGCCCCATATGTCTTGCCTTCTTAAGTGCACTCAAGAAAGTTTCATCTGACTCAGGATTGTTAAGGATGTATCCTGAAGACAACTCCTTATTAAGAAGAGTCTCTGCATAGTTAGGATCATCCGCCCTAGTATGGGCAAACTGTATGTATCCACCAGATACTAGCATCTGTGCTTCATTATCTTTAAGGGATTTGTAACCACCAACAGCATTTTTATATAAGTTAAATCCTATATCAGAAGTCCCGGCAGCAGATACTGTGTCCCTTAATATATTATTTACTTTAAATACAGGATTATTTGTTATAATCTTAGTGAACAAACCCTTTGCTCCAATCATTAATTTAAAACCAGGGAACTTAGTTTCTGGCCCCAAGGAAGCAAGTGAATCATATAGTAGTTTGTTGTTAACATTATAAAACTTCTCCTTGCCAGACTCTAACACCCT